GACATTTAATTTATCGATTGATTCAGTAAATCCGACAATATCTTTTTTCCCGATCCCTAATTGACCACCGATTACTGCTATCTTTTGTAAATTTTCAACTGAAGTTCGAGTATCAATATTTAATAATTCCCTCGATAAAGCCTTTGCTTCTTCGGTTGTCGTTCCGACCGTCTTTGCTATATTCGCTGCTTCTTCGTCAAAGGATTTCAGAGTATTTACCGTTGCTCCGACGACTTGAGAAAATCCAAAAGCGATCCCTAATTGACCCAATCCGAATTGTAATTGATTTATTGCGTCCCGATAATTTCCAACATTCCTGAAATTATCTCCGACTGTCCGATCAATATCTTTTAATTTTCGATCCCCCTCTTGTGCTGATTGAGTTACGACTTTATAAGTATTCGCTAATTTTCGATATTCTGCTCCATTCTTTTTACCCGCTTCTTCAAGTCGAATCATTTGAGCGGCTAATTCTTTTGATTGATTTTTTAATTCTCGAGTATTTCGCTCAAGTTCTTTATATGCTGAACTCTGATCTTTTAATTGTTTCGCTTCTTTCTCTTTCTCTTTTGCTAATCTTTTGGCTTCCTGGCTTTCTAATTTAGATACTTTTATTTGCTCTTGTTTATTCTTTAATTTCTGATTTTCGATCGCCAATAATTCAAGTTCTGCTTTTCCTTTTTTAGTCAATGCTTGAGATCTTAATTCGTCGATTTGATTGGCTTGCTTATTTAAAGCATTTGCTTTTTCAATCAATGTCAATATCTTATTTAAGTCAGAAACATTATCAATTTTTAATCCTTTTAAAGAGGATTTTATTTCGGACGCCATTGAACCAAATTTTAATTTAACTTCGTCCAATTTCTTTATTGTATCGTCTGCTGAATCTCGAACTCCTTTGAATAAATCCTCTGATTCGAATAAATCTTTCGCTGATATTTTAGTAGCCATTATTTAGTTTTTTGATAATTTATTTATCCTTTCGTATTCCTTTAATAAATTGAAAAATTCAATTACGCAAATCTCTTTTGATCTGATCCAATATCCCAACCATTTCGATAAATGAACTATCGCCTGATCGATTGATATTCCTCCACTATTTAAATTTAGTTGCATTGCTTCGAGTTTCCTGGATTCCATTTCAATTAATGTCAATTTGAATCGATCTCCCGTAATTAAATAATCCAATTCGAGCAAAGCCTTTTTTTTCATTTGATTTATAATCTTTTTATATAATTCAGATAGTCCGAATGTTTGAATATATTGATCGTATAATTTTTCCCACATTTTTATATCATTTTCATTATGAATATCATTAACTCCGACCTTTTTTCTGATATAAATTACCTTTCCCTCCGTGCATTTTATCCAATTATAAAGGGGAAAATTATCGAGATTTTCGAAATAAATAATTTCGGATTTCCTGATTGATTTCCTCTTTAATTTTGATCGCAATTTTTGACTGATTTTCTTCAGTAATTCCAACAATCTCGTTGCCATATTTTTCGAATAAATTAGTTTTGTTTCCGTCCTCGTCGGTTTTTATAGGATCTCCGTCCATTAAAAACTCTAATTTCCCGACTCTGACTATAATTGAATTATAAAATTCTCCCGTATCAAATAATGTATAAGGATCTCCGTGTCTCTTTCGACCTCCCGTAATTTGTTCAGTCAATTTCGAATAATAATAATTTCCCTCCGTATCCTCAATCCTTTGATTATTTCCGTCAATGGAATTTTTTAACTGATCCTGGACTAAATTAATAATATATTTTTTTACTGCTGGCTTGCTCAATATTTTATACCAAATCGCTTCCTGACTGATAGCCGTTTTACTTCTTCGAATCGCTTGGTATAATGCTTCCATAGTTCAAAGTTAATCCGAATAATAATATTTATCTCAATCGAATAAAAAAAGGGGATATCACAAAGATAATCCCCCTTTCCGTTTGATAGTTTAATCGTTTATCCCTCCGTTGAAGAATCTTTAATCTCCGAATCAATTACTTTCGATTCTGATTCAGCGATTATATTTTTCGAAACTGATCTTTTTACGATTACTTTATCTGAAAACTTTTGTTTCCAAATATCGACCGCTTTATTGAATTGAATTTCTACCGTCTTGTTTGGGATTAAATTCTTTAAAAATTCCTTTTGTTTCTCGCTAAATAAACTATTGAGATAAGCCATATTAACGGAATTTCTACCGAAATTTACTTCATAACTTTGCTGATATAAAAAAACAATTCTACGGGTTGGAATTCCTTGAGCACTAAAAATCTTTATCGCTTCCGATATTGATTTAATTTTTCTCATTGATTCCTCAGTAAATTCAACTCTCGTAGCCATAATTCAAAAATTAATTAGCCTCGAATTGAACTGATCCCGAAAATCCGTCTTTGATTATACTCAAAGTATAAACTTCTCCCGTTACGAATCCAAATGAAACCAAATAAGTTCCTGGAGTCGATTCAGATATCGATCCGATTGGCTCAATTCCATTGGTTACGGATTCAAGTTGGAAATCAGAAATTGTCGCTCCTACGAATTGAATCGGATTCAAAGCCGTTCCATAATCAAAAGAAGCAACCGCTTCGATTGAAGTATTTAAAACTTCATTTTGAAGAACTAAATTTACATCGATCAATCCTGATAAAGAATTGAAATCGATTCCCGCTTCAGTAGCCGTTATCATATACATAGTTGATTCGTCGAATAATCGATCGAAATCAAAACCAAGCATAATTTTTTGAACTGTTGAATCAGTCGCAAACATAAATTTCGGATCCCACGATTGAGCATCAACGGGAATCGGATAAAGGAAATTACCAACTTTTGATCCGATCAAATTTCCCGTTACGTCAACGACATAAACTCCAAAAGATACGCAACGACCTCCATTCAATTTACCCAATAAAGTCGGAGTCGAATCCTCACCCCATAATTCGCCCGCAAAGGATCTTTTCCCCTGACGAAGAAAAGCCATTCGTCCCGAATTCGCTTCTTCGAATTGAGAATCGGCTTTTGCTAATTCAACATTTTCAAATAAAGGAAGCGGAAACCAACGCTTGCTTGAATCAAACTCATTTACCAAATCATTCCAAGTCGGTAGTGGAGCAGTCAAATCGATTCCGTTTAAAGATCCGTCATTTGCTCTCAAAGGCAACATTATCAATGAAGCCGTTACGGATTGAATCGGAACGCAACCAGGGCGTCCAGTATTACTCAATCCTACATTACAATTACATCCTGCCATTTTTTCTATTTTTAAGCATTAATAAAATTTAATTTAACATTTACAATTTTCTTTATATCTAATTAAATTGAGCCGAAGTTCAACCCCGCTCAAATTAGCGTCCAAAATGTTTTTAATATATCCTGATTGATCCTCAACTCCAAATCGAGTAAAATTTATTAATTCAAATGATTCGATCGTTTTATATGATCGATTTTTATTAATCACTTCGATAAATAATTTTGCTAATTCAGACATCGGCTCAACTACATTATGAATATGATCTGCTGTATAAAAATCCACATTATTCGTTTCGTCCATAAAGAATACTCGAATATCACAATCCCAATCGTAAACCGATTCTCTCCCGTGCTTTTTATACCTCAAATCGTGAAGCAACCAAATCAAAGGGGTTTTATTTAATAAATTATCCTCTGCGATCGTCCATTCTCGGTTAGCGGATATTTTCGTCCCGCTAATGAAATAAGGTTCAGGTAAAAATAATAATCCGTCAGCCGATCCCGCTTTAAAAAAAGAATCGGATTCAATTTCAGTTATTATAAATTCGTTCCCGTCCAAATCTTTTAAAGTTTTTCCGATTCGAGCATATTTGGTTTTACAAGATTCAGTTATTTCCGATATTGGATCGTATTTTCCCTGAATCGAGAAATCAATTTGCTCGACTATTTCTTTAATATGAACTGAAATATCCTTTATCATATCCAATAATTGAACAATTTTCTTACCCCTTTGAATTTATTATATCCGATTCCGATCTTTATTACCTCGAATTGAGCATTATTATCCCCGCCTGATATAGTCATTATATCCCCGATTTTATAATCTTTACCGAATTCATTGATAGTAATTGATTGAATTACTCCGTCCGTTACTGAATTGATCGTTATTTCTGCGTCCTGATTTCCTCCGACGAGATATAATAAATCCCCCGCCTGATAATTTTCCCCGCCCTCAACTAAGTCAAGAGTAAAAACCGACTGATTTGGATCTAAGGGATCAACTGTGATAGCAAATAATGCTCCTGATCCGAATCCTCCGAAAGTCGAAAATTCTCCGTCTGCGTAACCGCTTCCTGAATTCGAAAGATATTGTCCGTCAATTACCCCTACTCCATTCGTGGTAATTTCAGCGACCGATCCCGATCCCGTTACTTCGCTTATAAATTGAGTCGTATAAAATAAATCGTCGAGATATAACTCACAATTCAAATCTCCGTCCTGGATATATAATAAATCCCCGATTGAATAATTTATCCCCTTTTGATTTATGCTTATTGATTGAATAATCCCTCCCGTAGCAATATAATCGATCGTTGCTCCTGATCCTGATCCCCCTGATAAAGCAATATTATTACCTGAATTCGGATAGTTCGTTCCCGCTATTTGAATAGTCAGAGATCCGATTCCTCCGTCCGTGATTTGCTCCGTAGCATATAATAAAGGTGCTATCATTGAGGGATAATTAGTCCCTGAATTAATGATCGATAATTGAACGATTTGACCCGTTTCGATATTTGGATTTAATAATATAAATTCCTGAATCGCCTGATAACTTCTGACTGCTTCATTATATCGATTATACATAGTATTTCGAATAGTATTCGCAATCTCGCTATTTTCTGATTTCGGATTTGTATTTCCAAATGGAGTCATTTGATTAATCAGATCTTTCGCATATTCAAAATAAATGAATCCTTTAAGCATTTCCTTTAATCCCTCTGAATCGAGAATAGTATTCATTATTTGAAAAGAATTCGCCAAATAATAATAATTTGCGACATCCTCCGAAAATGGATAATACAATTTAGTAAAATTCGGAGATTGAGGAATATTCAAAAGCGGATCGAAATCTGCTATAATTTGATTATAAAATTCTACTCCGAATAATTCTTTCAAATATCGAGGTTCATACCGATCGATATAATCTTGTAATTTCGCATTATCGTAAAGTCCTTTCGATAATTGATATTTTCCCGTGAAATCGTTAATGCTTAATATCATTTCTTTTATATTAAATCTCCAAGTCCTTTTTTAATAAGGATTAAAGCAATTTCTCCCGTTAATTCGTATTCTGCGTCCTTTGGCATTATTTTATTTTTTCCGTTGGATCTGAATCGATATAATTTAGCGGGATCAATTTCGGGGATAGCCTGGATATTTTTATCCGAAAATTCCTCTTTTAATCCTTTATTTTTATTTGAATCTTTTTTCATTTTGAGTCGCTTTAATTAAATTATCCCGCTATTGCTGGGTCAAGAGCCGCAATTGAAGTTGAGATTGTTCCCTTTTGGAATGCTCCCAAATCATTTGCTTTGATATAATTTACTGCTCTTGTTTCACAAATAATCGAGATCATATTTCGAGTGAAATCGTCATTTTCATAACCGAAAGTGATATTCATAGCCTCACGCATTCTCAAATTATCTTTGCTCATATCAGCAACAAGGAATGTATTAGCCGCTATCCAAGTCGTAGAAACGACAGTCAAATTAGCGATTTTTGGTTGCCCTGATAAATTATCGAGATAAAAAATCGGATAAGTATATTCTCCCGTTGAAGTTTTAGTTAATTGCAATTTAGCAACATCCAAAGGATTTAAAACGACGTGAGTCGGGAAAAATTTAGCCGCTTCAATATTTGCGCAAGCCACTCGAATTACATCGTGAAGATTAGCAGAAATAATTGTATTTGCGAAAGTTCCCGCTGTCCAAGCAGTCGCAAGAGTAAACATCCCCTCTAATTGAGATCCAACTCCAGTCCCGTTAAGGATTCCATTTTCCAAATCGTCAGCAACCGAAGCCATTAAATCGGTATTGATTTCGTTTTGCATAAAAGGTAAATCGGCTAACATTTCTTTCGAAACTTTGATTACTCCCGCAATCTTTTTTACCTCTTTTGAAACTTCCTGATATTTCAATTCGCCTTGTGGTTTTGCTCCCGCTTCAGCAACATAATCAGAAGTTGATCGTAAAGTTTGCTGAATATAAGTCACGAATTTTGAAGTCGTAGTCCCTCGATTCACGACATTTTGCAATAGGATTCTTTCTCGAGCGATTCGATTGATTTGAGGATCTAATACCGATAAAGCGATATTTCCCGTATAATCTCCCGTGATAGTCGTATCAGTCTTAATATCGAATGATACACTTTTCCCGTCTTTAATTGAATCGATCTGATCCTTTATTCCTTTGATCGCTTTTTCTCCGATTGTTCGAGGCTCAACTCCTTTCTCGATTGCTCTTTCCGAAAGAGATTCGAATTTACCCTCCAATTTAGCGATACTTTTTTCAATTTCGTGAGATTTTTCCCCGAAAGATTTTAATGTTTCGATTTCCGATTTGATATGATTTACATCGTCAATCGTTGGCGTGCTTGCCATTTTTTCCTGGATTAAGCCATTGATTTTATCAACAACTTCATTTGCGGTCATTTCTGCCATTTTTTTTTGATTTTTAGTTAATAATTTATTTATTTATTTATATTATCAAAAATGAAATTCCAATCAATCTCATTCTCAACCAATGGCTCGCTTTTCGATTCAGTATCTTTATCAAATGGCTGAACTTTAGCGAGTATTGAAATTTGCGAACTCAAAAATTTGGCTCTCATTTCTAATCCGTATAATCTTTCCTCTGATCCTTTACCTTTTGTAATGGATTCAATTATTAAACTCAATTCAGAGCAATAATTATTTAAAATATCCTCTTTCGATTCCATTCCTTTTACTATTCCAACGACATTAGTCATTTCATTTGCTCCAAATGTAACGGCTGATCCCTCGAATAATTGGACTTCTTTTATCATATTATATCCCCCTTGCGGTAGAGTTTTATCCTCAATCCATTTCATTTTATCAGGAATATATCTGAATCCGATTGAATGCTCCCTGATTATCCCCTCGTTATAATCCCTCCAGGCGTCCTCACCTATCGTTGAAGTCCCTAACTTAGCGACTGCGAATAATCCGTAATCGTCCTCCTCAAGTTTAGTGAATGATCCGATCTGCTTCGTCCAATCGTGATGTCTTAAAAATTGGATTTTTCGATTTCCTGAACTATTCACCCCTCTTTCTTTCAAAGATTTTTTAAATGCTCCTTTAATAATTACATCGTTATCTGAATCGATATTATCGAATTTAGCGAGATATATTGCTACCTCCCTTTTATCATTACTGATATCTTTTATCTCCGAATTTCCTTTTATTGAATAAGAGGGATTATTATTTTTCTGATTCTTTAAATTATCCTCTGAATCCTGATCGTTTTCTGATTGATATTCGTCCCAAATATCCTGACAAACGGCTCTCATTTGAGAATCATTCCCCTCGAATTCCTCCCACATAGTATCGTCATTCATACAGCGACGAATGAAAGTCGTTTCCGAATCAGTTGGTCGTGGTTTTGGTAATGGCATTTTATTAATTATTTAGATTAGTTAATATTCCGATTTGCTCCTCCGTTAGAGTAATTCCCGCATTAATCAGATTTTGAATCGTCTCTGAATTGATCTTTCTGACTTCCGCTGATTCTTTATTATCCTCTTGTAATATCGCCAAATGATCGAAACAAGCCTCCAAATAATATCCGTCTTTATCCAATCCAAGTTGCGAAATCATTGAATTATAAATTTGTTGGGTTTCAGGGATAATTGTATCAGTATAAACCATTCTGATTGAATCTCTGACATTTGAAAAAGTCGATCCTCGATCATTGAAATTTCCATTTGAAAAGAGATTATAATTTAATCCGTATGCGTCAATCAAAGCGATTTTATCCGCTGTCAATTCCTCAAATAATAATAAATCCTTTGTCGGATAACTCATTGGTTGCCAACTGACATTTGCTTCAGTAATGATTAATTCGTCCTTTTGACGACGAAACCAATCTTTTCGGATCGATTCTCTTTCTTCGGGAGTCATTGGAATTGCTCCACCCATGTCTGAGTTTTGAGCGGATAATATTCCGATCGCTCCGATATTCTCAAGCAATACGTTTCTCTTTTTATATGAAGCCTGGATATTTGATAAAGGGAATTTTAAAGTATCGATTCTCGATATTGGTTTTACGATATTCATTCCGTCAGCCGTCGTGAAATAAATTGAATCTTTCCATTCAATAGTCTCAACCGATTTATCGTCATAAGTGAATTTAAAATTATCAATTAAATCCTCTTTATCCATTTGCTTTAATTTCTTTCCTGATAAATTGATCTCAATTTTATTTGCGGGCAATGGAACGATTAAATTACGGATATTGAATGATCTAATCGGGCAATAACAAATAACATTTGAATATAAAGCGTCTTGGACTGATATTGAATAAATAACATCACTCCAGGATTGAATAGCATTCGGAGTCTGAATCATATCCAATAACCAATGTTTTTCGACTAATTCTCCGTTTTTATCATATAATTTCGGGATATTGCTCGAC